TTCTTTAATATAATTTTTTATATTAAAAAAAGTATTATTCATATCCAATAAAACAACAGCTTTTTTGTGATTGACATTAATTGTCGTGTATTTATGAAATACTATTACATCTTTTATTTTTTGCTTACTCATATTTTCCCTTTCTATATTTTTTTTGCTATATATTTAAAGATAGGATCATGATTTGTAGATCCATATTTTATACGTTTTTGATATAAGACAACATTGTTTCCTTCTGCTAATCTCATAAACAAATTTGCTATATCCCTGGTGTCATTGTTATAAAATCTATCTCTAGCCAAATAACCCTCGTGATAGGTTATAGTTTCGTTAGATTGTGCCGTCTGTATCCATGCTTCACATTCTCTTAACTTTTTTTGTATCCATGTTTTATATTCTTTTAACATTTTTTTTATCCTTTGTTAGTTGTTTGTTTTTGTAATGAGTGTAAATTATTCCTTTAGCACTCAAAATATTTAAAAGCATTTGTTTTTGTAATGCTCTTAATTCTTGTTTACTCATATTTTAGTTTGTATTTCTTTTAAGTAATCTTCGTTTTCTTTTTGTATTTCTTCCTCTATTTCTTTCTGTGCTTTCTTTCTTTCATATTCTCGTGCTTTATTTATTTCTTGGACCAATCTTATTTCATCTTTAGTTTGATCTGGCATTATTCACCTCCCCATTGTTGAGCCATTGCTTGTGCTATACCAACCCAAAATTTACTTCTATCTTTAGATCCACGAGCAACGTATCTATTTTTATTTCTATCTGTATTTTTGTATCTGCTTGTGCCACTTTCAATAAATGTTTTAACAAGTGATTTATCGATCATGTTAGTAGGCTTTAGGTTTGGTAATCCTTTAATCCATAATCTAGTTTTTTTTGTATATGGATGACCATACTCATAAGGTTGAATTTCTTGTGAGTATTTTGGTAAATCAAATATTTTTGAAGATACTGGATTTTCAATAACAATTTTTTTACAACTATGATTATAGAATTGCATAAAAAATTCTTTAGCTTCTAAACCTTTTTTGTATCTTGTCATATCCAATTTTCCTTTTTCTGGATATAATCTGCAAGCACCTGCATTTGATAAATAAGTGCAAGGTGGATGAGCAATTATTAGATCCCAATCTTTATTTAAGTGTTCTAATACATTGCCTTCAAAATGGTTTCCAGGAATTTCAGTTGGTAAAATATCGCAACTCCATGCGTCATGACCAAGTTTTTTAAACTCTTCTCTTACAGTTCCAGAGTATTCACAAGCTATTAATACTTTCATATTTTTTTATATCCCTTCATTTGTTTTTTATATTCTCGTAATGTTTTTGCATTGCTAAAATTTAGTAAATTTATTTGATAAAAATAAGGGTTCATATCGTCACACTGCCACCCCCTTTTTTTGGTGATTTTATTGACTAATTTAACAAATTTATCTTTCCATGTATTCATATTTTTTATTCTCCATTTGGTTCGTTTAAAACATTATTCAATTCGAATAGCGATGTTTCAATTTTTGTTTTTGCCATCCTTACATCGAAAAATTTACGACTCAAAAAGTCTGGATGATTTCTATCCATAATTTTATGATCGATATAAACTGAATAATTAGTTGCGTGTTTTAAAGGTATGAAGGATTGCGTGCCGTATTTTTTTCTAGATCCCCTTCCTAACACTCTCACTTTGTATCTATCTTTATTTATAAATTTTCTTATCCCTTTTATAAAATTCCAACCTTCATTTGAGTTTGGTATTTCATGAAAAAAATGTACACAAGCGAATTTATTTTGTTTTTTTGGTTGTATGTCAGTTGCGTTTTTTATTGCTTTGATTACATCATAATTAATCATATTTTTTAATATCCCTTCTGTTATATTGTTATTATTGTTAGCATTGTTAAAAATAAAATAATTACATAAAAGTAAAAATTTAAACTACTCATATTTTTTTATATCCCTTCCATTATTTTTAATGATTGACTTGCACAAGCACCACAAAAATAGTTTTCAATACTCATACCTTTTAAATAATTTTTTTCAAAATCATTTATTGTTTTTTCTGGTACATCATTTTCGATAATATCATTTATACCTAAACACATATTTTCTTGATCGTGTTTTTTATTACATTTTATACATTTTATTTTCATATTTTTTTATATCCCTTTTGTTAGCTTACTTTTTTTATTATATTATTTTCAATTGTAATTTTTGCAAAAAATTTTCTATTCAAATCGCAACCAATTACAATTCCGTTTGGTGTGTACTCATCTTTAAAAATATTGGTTTCAGTGTAGTCTAATTCTTGACCAATATTATTTTTAAGATCTTTTTTAGTTTTATAGTGTACTTGTATTGTCATATTTTCCCCTTTATTTAGTTAGTATTTTTTGAAGTTTCTTTTTGCCGTATGTTTTAACTTTTTCAACTATGATCGATGTAGTATCCTTTTTGTAGCATAACAGACAATCCTTACATTTTTGACCTGTACAATTTTGTTTTTCTACAAAATCGGTTTCAACTACTGTATTGAAAGTCTTATCAAAATGTTTCGGTACTTTGGTCATAATATGATTGGTCAATGGTGATGAATAAATCAATATTAAGTTTTTTGGTTTTTCGTGATTGTCAAAATATGGCTTGATAATATCAAACCTTTTTGTCCACAAGCTAAAAGTACAATGAGGATTTTTAATCGCAATATTTACATAATTTTCAAGATTGATTGTACCTTGCTTTTTATCCAATGCTAATTCACCATGAGCATTAAACCTAAAAAAAGCACTGTTGATCACTGGCAATGCGTCTGGGTGTAATACTTTAGAATTAAGCAAGTCAGTATTTCTTTGAAGTGAAGCCTGCATATTTTTTCTAAATGTATTAAGCATATTGTGAGAATAGCAAAAAGTGCAAATATTTTTCGCATCTTGTTTTTTATATTGTTTTTGGCAATATTCATTTGATACTGTATTGGTTGAAATAGCTTGAAAGCCTTCAAGTTTTCCCGTCATTTTTGAAATATGAATTGTCATTATTTCACCCCCTTATTATTTTTTGCTTTTTGGATTATATCAACTAATTTTCCCAAAGTTGAAACTTGCCATTTCATTTCTTTTTTACCTTCATCAGTTAATTTAGAATATAAATCTAAATATAAAGGTAGTTGAATCTCCCATTTTCCAAAGTCATTAAGATTGAATGTTTCTTTATTTGTTTTTTTCATATTTTCCTTTTTTTTTGTTTGTTTCGTTATTTGTATAAAATGAGTTAATTTATTATATATGACAGATTGACGCATGGTAATTGTGGCTAAAATGTGGCACAGCTGAAATAAGGCTAAATTGTGATTAAGTTTTTAAGATACTTTTTAATGGTCCAGAAATTATATTGATTGAGTTAAAAAAAATATATTGAGATGAGATAGAGAGATATATTCAAATGAGTTTAAGATATTCAAATGATGCTATTCAAATCTATCCTTCAAGTTTTTTCAATTCACACGTCATGACAATCGGATATGAATTTTTTTAAATATAAAGAGTTTTATTTTTTGTATTGATAATCTTTAATTATCGTTAGTAATATTTTTGTCTTTTTCTGTGGTGATTTAAGGATTGCGTGGGGGGGTATACACCCAGATTTTACTAGCAATTTACTATATATATATACATGGATAATTTACACACTCACACACACATACCCTGCACCAGTTATACACACTTTTTCTGTAAAATTTTTTTTACTTTACTCTAAATTTTAAACCACTACATATGGTATATGGCTTACCTTGACACAGAAGATTTAGATTGTATTGCATTTGTAGATGAAAAGACTAATGCAGTAACAGTTAAGTTCATTGGTATACCTAATAAGGAATCAGCTGATCTGTTTATTAACTATGTAATGGTAACATTAGGAATAGATTACAATTCTTTAAACGATATGCACAAATCTAATATGCTACATTAATGAATATTAAAATACCTTACACACCTAGAAAACATCAAAGCTACTTACATCAACAAATTAATAAACATAGATGGAGTGTGCTAGTATGTCACAGAAGATTTGGTAAAACAGTATGCATGATCAACCACTTAATCAAATCAGCTTTAATGTGTACACACAAGAACCCAAGATTTGCATACATTGCTCCTACATTCAAACAGGCAAAAAGTATTGCCTGGGATTACATGAAACAGTTTACTGATAAAATCCCATCAACAAAGTTCAATGAAACAGAGTTAAGAGTAGATCTACCTAATGGTGCTAGGATAACATTACTCGGAGCAGAAAATTCTGATGGATTAAGAGGTATCTATCTTGATGGTTGCGTCATAGACGAATACGCAAACATTGATGGAAAGCTATTTGCAGAAATAATTAGACCAGCTCTATCTGACAGAAAAGGTTACTGTGTCTTTATTGGTACACCTGCTGGAATGAATAATAACTTCTATGATTTATACCAACACGCAAATGGTGCAGAAGATTGGTTTAACTACAAAGCTAAAGCTAGCAATACAAAGATAGTCGACCAGGAAGAATTAGATAAAGCAAGAGAGATTATGGGTGAAAAGAAGTACCTACAAGAATTTGAATGCGATTGGATTGCAAATATAGAAGGTGCAATATATGGAGACGAAGTCGCCAAGCTAGATGATAAAAAACAACTAGCAAGAGTTCCCTACGATCCTACTTTGCCTGTCTCAACTGCCTGGGATCTCGGTGTCGCAGACCACAGTAGTATTATATTCTTTCAACAAAAAGGAACAGCAATACAGATAATAGATTACCATGAAGAACGTGGTCATGGATTACCACACTATATTCAGTTGCTAAACGAAAAACCATACGTTTA